TTGGTTGTCATGTTGAAAAGCCAGATGAAGTTTATATGATAGGTTGTGATTTATTTTCGAATACAAATAAATTTAACAACATGTATAAAGACACCCTACATTATGAGAAGAATGATATTGATGCAGTCAATCCAGTAAATTGGTTGCAACAGTATAAATCAAACTTTATAGTTTATTCAAATATTGATTTCTATAAAGTAAACGAAAAACCTTTAGGTACTGATAAAGTGAATGATGAAATTGAAGAATGGGCAGATGCCATTAACATTAAGTACATTACACAAGAAGAACTTATCAACAACTTTTTAATCTAAAGTTTAATTATTACGTATAAATATCACGTTAACAATTATGTTATTTTAATGTGAATAAGAAAAGGAAACAAATGCAAAAATTAATATTAATTTTAGCTGCATTGATGATTTCAAAAACATCATTTGCAGAAATCTCAGGTGCAATTGGAGTTGATTTCTCCGAGAACGCCGCAGGCGATGTAATCGCAACAAAAGACATTGACTTGGATATTTCAAGTGATGTTGGATTTGCGTCTATCGCTGTGATTACAAACTCAAGTGACCAACTTGTTTTAGACGAGTATTCACTTGGTGTAAAATACACAAACGGTTCAATCAGTTATGGTGAACAAAGTGACATCTTTATCGGTGGTGGACTTGAAGTTGTTGGTGCAGACACACTAGCAAATCCAAGTGATGCTGGCGAAAGTATCATTGGTTCATACAAGAATACCTCTGTAAGATTTTTATTTACAGACACAGGTACAGATGTAACTGATTTTGATACAGTACAATTAAAACATTCATTAGACGTAGGCAAACTAGGTCTTGCCGCTTCTGTCGATCACACAATCGATGGTGGTGACAATATCTATGCTGTTGAAGGAACTGTCGGTCTAGGTGCAGAAGCAACATTAACAACTGTTGCAACACACGACAATTCGTTAACAGACAAAGTGGCATACGAATCAATCATCTCTACAAAGGGATTCTCATTATTCGTAAACGGTGATGAAGGTGATTGGTCACAGAACGCAGGTGCAGGTTATATCTCATCTTACAAATCAGTTGACTGGTATGTAGAAGCAGGATACAATATGGATTCTAAAGACGTAACACCAGCTGCTGGAGTATCTGTTAATTTCTAATATTTTTGAAAAGAGTGGGGTTTCGACCCCACTTTTTAGTTGACAAAGTTGACTATATATGATATAATACAATCTTATATTATGCATACGTGGATAACAAAAACATACAATAAACATACGGAGAATACAATAAATGTCATTTGAAGCATTAAAAAGAAGTCGAGGTAATTTCGACAAACTCACAAAAGAGTTAGAAGCTCTAACTAAAACAACTACCACACAATCATCAGGCAAAGACGAAAGATTCTGGAGACCAGAACTTGATAAATCAGGTAATGGTTATGCCGTTATTCGTTTTCTACCTGCAGTTGAAGGTGAAGAATTACCTTGGGCAAGAGTATGGTCACACGCCTTTCAAGGACCAGGTGGTTGGTATATTGAGAACTCTCTAACTACAATGAACAAGAAAGATCCTGTATCAGAGGATAACAGTCGTCTTTGGAATACTGGTTTAGATTCTGATAAAGAAATTGCAAGAAAACGTAAGAGAAAGTTAACATACTATACTAATGTTCTTGTGGTATCTGATCCTAAGAATCCAGAAAATGAAGGTCAAGTAAAATTATTCAAGTTTGGTAAAAAGATATTTGATAAGATTACTGAGGCAATGCAACCACAATTTGAAGATGAGAAACCTTTAAACCCATTTGATTTCTGGGAAGGTGCAAACTTCAAATTAAAAATCAGAAAAGTAGATGGTTATTGGAACTATGACAAATCAGAGTTTGATTCACCATCACCACTTGCTGATAATGACGATGATATACAGAGCACTTGGAAAAAACAATATGCTCTATCAGAGTTTTCAGATCCTTCAACTTTCAAATCATATGATGAACTCAAAGCGAGATTTGAGAAAGTTGTTTATGGAACTGGAACTACTACGACTGCTGATAAAATTGATACTCCCACCATTGATGATGAGGTATCGGCACCAGTAGTTGAAACAAAAAGTGAAACAAAACCGTCAGTCACTTCTACCGATTCAACTGATGACAGTGAAGATGATGACACAATGGATTACTTCTCAAAATTAGTAGAAGAAGACTAATCCTATTCTCTCCTTGTTTCGCTTAGGGTTTGTGTCCTAATTCACACGTGGCGCCCATGGTTAGGCGCCATTTTCGGTTTGTTAGTTAATCGGTTATAACACTGGCCTGTCACGCCGGAGTGAGGAGTTCGATTCTCCTACAGACCGCCATATAAATATGAAAAATATGAAATCAAAAACAATATGGATTTATTCTATTACAAGAAAAAAAAGTAAAAGAATTAAAAAAGAAGATTTATATGAGTATATCCAACAAGGTTGGATGGTGGGTCGTAGAATGAAATTCTAATAGATAAATAGTTTTATGGATTTGTTCTTTCAAATACTTACACAATTTGGTTTACCTGTTGCGGCTGCAGTCACAATGGGTGTATTCATTTACATCATTCTGAAATATATTCTTGCAGGTGTTGTTGGTCAAGTTGGTGCGATTACAGGCATCATTTCACAATTAGATAATCGTATTAAAACAATGAACCATGATATGATTAAACTAGACTTATTAATATCACATGCATTACACCTCAAACCAGATATGGATAGATTGTCAAGGGCAGACGGAAAAGAAGACGCACGTAAAGACTAATGGACATTTTAGAAATACTCAATCAATATGGATTTGCAACTCTGGCAGCTGTTGCCATGGGTTACTTTATCTTTTTTATCTACACTTATGTTACTGAACAAATCATTGAAAAACTAGACAACACCATGAAAGTGTTGATTGCCCTCATCGATAGAGTGAGAATGTTAGACAATGATATCATTCGACTGAGATCAAAACTCAATACCGTCTTAGAACTCAAAGAAAACGAAGAAAAGAAAAAGACAGACTTATAAATAGTAGTGAGATGAGGTCACTATTAATACTATTTTTGTGTTCTTTTGCCTATGCTGGTGATTTAACACACGATTTTAAGAACCCGAGTTTTTCAGGACAAGGGTATTCTTCCCATGTTCTGGCACTAGAACAATTACAATACACACGAAAAGAACAAATACAGGATGATATTGATGCGGCGGCACGTGATGCTAAACGAGAAGAAGAAAATGAAACAATCAATCGTTTTCTGGCAAACTTAGAATCACGTATCTATGCCAATCTATCAAAACAATTGGTAGATAATATGTTTTCTGCTGATGGTGCCACAAGCGGTACGGCAGAAATTGAAGGTGCTGAAATCTATTGGGAAAAAGACACAGACTTAGGTACCATTACAATTAGAGTAACGGAAGAAGATGGTACCGTTACAACAGTCACCGTACCAATAGGAGACTTTGGATTTTAATGTGGAAATGGTTATTGATATTTGCATTGTTGACAGGTTGTGTGACTAACCCACAAACCTTCGATTACGAAGAACCGAAACTGTCAGAGGCAATGGTGAAACTGAATGATGTGCCGTCACTAGATGGTCCACCTATATCAATTGCTGTCTATTCGTTTTTAGATAAGACAGGACAGAGAAAACCAAGTGACAAGTTTAGTCAGTTGAGTTCAGCTGTCACCCAAGGTGCGGAAGTGTGGGTAATACAAGCACTACAACAAGTTGGTGGTGGAAACTGGTTTAAAGTTGTAGAGAGAAGTGGTTTAGATAATTTAATTAAAGAACGACAATTGATTCGTTCGACACGTGAACAGTATGACGAAGGCGACAAACAATTAAAACCACTATTGTTTGCCGGTCTGATTATTGAAGGTGGAATTATTGGTTATGATTCGAATATTATAAGTGGTGGTGCAGGTGCCAGATATTTGGGTATTGGGGCAACACAACAATACCGAGTAGATAATGTTACAATATCAATGAGAATAGTGAGTGTTTCTACTGG